GATCAGAGCATCTTCAAGCACCGTGGCATACTGATTCAGAATGCCGGGGGCTTCAAGGCCGAAGTGATTAACGACGGCGGCGGTTGCTTCGCTTAGTTGCGGGAGCTGTTGCTGCTCCGTAGAAGTCGGAGAGGAAGTCGGGGTTGTAGAGGCGCTGCTGTACGAGGTCGGCTGAGCCGTAGGGGCTTGGTACAGATACGGTTGGGCCTGTAAACTCTGACTGTAAAGTTGAGTATCCTGCGGCGCCGTTTGGTACTGCGGATACTGTGCTGTCTGGCTGGGGGACGGGGAGAGACGGGAAACCACCCGCTCCAGGCTGCCCATCGCTGCTTCCCACGGGTTGGACGGGGAGGACGTTGACGGAGACTGGCTGTACTGGCTGTTGGTAGAAGGGACCGTAGCCGGTGTTGCCTGCGACGGCACTTGGGGCATAGTTGCCGAAGGTGCCGCCTGGGTAGTTGCTACCCATTGGGGGTAGGCGGTAGAGCCCTGGTCCGCCGAAGGCGCCGCCTGAGGGGCTGCTACCGCCGGGGAGACCGGGCTCGGGATCGAAGCTTGGATCTGCTGGCTCATAGCTGCCCGAGTAAGTCAGTTCTTGCGCGAGGTGGTCAAACGTCCTATAGAGTAAGGGCGTTATGTTCAGCCGAGGGTCAGCCGCAAGCGGTTGATTCGGCGCAAGTGGATGTGGCGCTTGCAACATCTGATTCAATAATAGTAGAAATTGTTGAAAAGCGCCCTGCGTTTGTTGAATCATTCGGAAGGGGAATCCCTTCAACATTTCGGCTCGTTCTGAATCGGTTTTATCCGGGAACAGATATTTGAGAGCTTCGACGCTATCCACGCCGAGTTCTTGTAGGTTCCGGACGACGATAGATTTTTGGTTAACGTCGTACGCCGTATCTTCGTACACGTCACCTTGGAAGCGATACGAGACATCTCGGTCGCCATCAGGGGGAAGCCCGAAAACACCACGTGGGACTTTGTTTTCCTGTAAGGCAACCTGCATGGCCGCCGTAATTTCGCTTTCGTACTTAGCGACTTTCTTTTGGTAGCGCGCAAGCGCCTCTTCGGTTTGCTCTTTAGGTTCTTTAGGGGGTTCGAACCCCATAACTTGAATAAAGCTTTCGCGGAAAATTTGCTCTTGATGATAAATAATCATTTCCAGCAAACGGCAGAAACCGTAATCCAAGAAACTCTTGTTTTTCCGCAAAGCCGTGGCCTGAGCCCGACCCATCAAGCCTTTAATTTCGGTTGCGGTTGCCCCAGCGGAGATTGAAATTTCATCAACACCGCCGAGAGCCGTCCGAATTTCCTCCCGAAGAAGGAGGGCATAGCGGTTCATGTCCCCGTTAACCGGGTCAGGCGTCATGTAGCCCACACGGTCAGACGGCTCGACGTTCGCAATAATCCGGGGAACCCGAAGGCCGCCGATCATCGCAGAGGAACCAAACGGTTCCGAAACACGAGTCGAAGGAGTATCGCGACCAGCAAACCCACTTTGGCTGCTGATGGTCGGACGGAACGTGCGGTCCGCATCCGAAGCTTCGACCAGATCGCTGCGAGGCCGCGAACTAATCAGCGTGGGGTTACCGAAGAACTCAATATTTTTCGCAATATTTTTCGTCATGCTGTCATGCAGCACGATCTGCTCCATGAAGGGTTCAAACTCCCCCTCGCCCTCAGTGCCGCTGCTGTTGGGCTTATTCAGAACTTCAACAGCAGGAATAAACCCTAATTCGTTAGGGCGGCTGTTTTTAGGCGTTAAAACAGTGCCGGGCTCTAGCTCAAAGCTTAATTCGCTGTTCGATTCGAACTCACTGATCTTGTCAGCAGTGATCGAGATACGAACGTACCGCTTGTTTTGACCGTACGTATCAGCAGGAAGTCCAAGGGTCGAGTTTCGGACTTTATAGCTGTAAAGGATTACGACCTCCTCAATATCGCCGTTTATATCGTGATAAACGCGGTATTGATTTTTAGGAAAGAAATAAATCTGATATTTCAGTTTGGGATCGGGACGAAAGTAAAAAAGTCCACACCCATCGATCAAAAAATTGCGGATAATCGCCGGAAAACGAATATCCAGTCGGTTGAGACTTATTAAAGACTCTAAAAATTTGCTTCTGGCTTTGTAAGTATCCTGTTCGCAATAGAAAAACAGTCCTTTTTTGATCATAAGCAGCGTCATCTGCTGCAAATGACTCAAAACGACCATAGTGGCAGACTGTTTGCTGCGATCTTGCGTCCGAGAAGCTTCAAGAATCTCGCTAAAACGCTGACGAACGCTCAAATTGTCTGCCATGGCCTCTATTTGCGATTTTTAAGGCCGAAAATCAGCGGTCGGCGCCGTCTTTTTCAGCTTTACGCTTCATTTTGGCTTTTTGGGCCTTACGAAGAGCTTCCTTGCGGGCAGCCTTGGACTTTTCGTCACCATGCTTACCAGCTTCACCTTCTTTTTCTTTAGCTTCGAAGTGCTCCCGAAGCGCTTCAGGCATTTTTTCAGCCATTTGGTAAAAGATACTGCCGTACTCTATCAAGTTTAAACAATTCTGGCGGCAAAAGCTCATGTGGATACGGCTCAAGAATGTGATCGCACCTTCCGAGCGGGTCGGTTCCACCGGCTTTCGCCTTGTAAGCGTCTAAATGTGCCAACATCTCGTCGCTGTTAGCCGGAGCTACAGAATTAGGGATGTCATCAAAGCAATGGGAAAACGAAGTGACCTTTCGCTTCATTCTCGCAGCGTCGCCCATCCAGGAAAAATGCCAGCCTGCGTCGCAATCACCCAAAACGAGATCATTTGGGTTCTGTCGAATCTGCGAAGGAGTTTGAGACAGGTGGTCATACAGAACCACGGTGCCGCAAGTCCAGTTATTGGGGGCTTTTGAGTTATCGCCATTAGGGTCTTTCACCCGCAGATCCGCGCGCCCATAAAACATGGGCATAGAAAGACGCACACAACGCGAAACATCGGCTTTTGCGAGCTCAACAGCTTCTAAGAGCTTTTCCGGTTTCGGGATTTCGTCAACGTCGCTGAAGAAAAATACCGAATCGGGCGGACACATCCGCATCCCGACGCCCAGAGCATCCCTTTGCGCATACTCTCGCGACCAGGGAATACTGCACTCCTCAGGCGTGGGCAGTTCAACGTGGAGAACCTGAAGCTTATCTTCAGGCAAACCAAGTTCCCTAATGGTATCTACACAAGTAAACGGTTTCGGGTCTCCACGGAAGGTCCGGTTGCCGTCCGTGATGATAAAACCATCGACTACATCTTTAAGAATATGGTACCTGAGCTCAAGAAGCTCCTTTTCGTCGAAGTATAAAAAACAGTCGAACAGCATTTAGCGCTTCGAGACTGTCAGCATACTACTGCTTAACTGCGGGATTGGTGCCGCCTCCGGCCCTCACAACCGTCGAACCATTACTAGGACGACGATCTTTGGCGGTTTGGATCAGCTCCCGCTTTAAAGTCTCGATGTCGTAGGAAGGACCTTCGTCTTGACCGTACGGTCCCGATTGCGGACCGACAGCACCGGACATGTACGCACCGTCATAATCAGCACCATAACGTGCGTCGGCCATGCCACCGCCTTGAATCCGAGCCTGCATGTCGGAGGCACGCTCCATATCGTTAAATGCGGCGCCGAAAAACTCACCGGCGCGACCAAAAGGGCTAGTGGGCTGCATTAGGACTCCTTGCGTTTGATGTACTCGGAAGCTTTTCGACGAGCTTCGCGAGCTTTTTCAGTGTTAGGTACTTGAGTATTCACCGGTTTATTTCCTCGGGTAGCTTCTTTTTTACGCTCGTCTGTTGCACGACGCTCCTCAGGAGTAAGGGCCGCCCAAGCTGCACGAGGGAGATACCGCTCAGTTCTGCCTTTTTCGCGAGCTAAGTCAGCCATTATTTAATAGGTCCTCCATAAAGCCACGCCTCCGGAAAGAGCGGTAATTAAATCCGAAGTAGAGTAAGCCATCAGTCTTTTTTAGATTTTTCGTATTCTTCGCGGGTTTGCCAATCCTCTTTAGACCAGCGAGAAAGGCGATTTTCCGAAGATTTTTTACCTTCGTAAGTGCCGCCCATATCTTTATAGTACTTAGTGGCAAGCTGCATGGCGCGAGCACTGTGACCGCCAAGCTTTTTGCGGGCCTTGGCTTTCGCTGCAGCCCACTTAGCGGGATCGCGTTTTTTAGCTACTTCAGACACGATCAATACAGCACGTAACAGTGATCAAGCGTGGTAGAACCACTGATCTGCACTATGGAAATAGGAATAATTCCGTTATCTCTAATGTGATTAAAAGTAACAGCTGACTTAGTATCAGCTAAAACAACAGTAAGTTTTTTTGACACATTTGGGTTCGCTGTCTCTACATAAATTGCCCGACACGCAGCAAAGGTAATGTCGGTTCCAGAAGCGTTAATCGAAAACCCGCTTGCGTAAGGGAGCGAAGCTGTCTGCGCATAAATACTGCCAAAAGCCTTAACGTCCATGTTCAGTCCAATGTCTCTATCAGTTTAACCAAATACTCGACCGCTTTCTCTAAATCCTGTTTCCCGTTTTTCTGTTCCCAGCGCCACAAATACTTCTGCGCACACCCTTCTAGATAACCTTGGTACTTAACTAAGCCCATAGATGCGCGCTGTACGGTGTAGCACTCTAAACCGTCTCTTTTGTAATAATTTGGTCGAACAGCCGGATCTTCAGACGGAGTTAAACCACCACACGGTCCCTCCATGCTGCTCCAAAAATCGTCGAAGTCGGTAGGCGTCGCTTCGGTGAAGCGTTTGTCGTTCATTTTTACCCGCGAAGTAATAACAAATGTGGACGTATTCGGAACCTCGCGGAACCACTTTAAATTACAAAACAAGCATCTCCTCAACGTATATTAAATCTTTTTCTTTCTCTTTAAATTGCTTTGAGTATTTGTCGTCATCGTGACGTATTAAACCAAACTCTAGGATCTCATAGTGATCGTGATGCTTAGCAACAGGGACACAACGCCTGTGCTCAAAATTAGGAGGCAAATATTCAAACGCAAGACCCATCGAGCTGCGATCTGCGATCGGCCAATTACGAATACCCGTTTTTACATAACTCTTTTCTGGATCAAAACTATCGGAGCGAATATAGAGCTCGCCGTCATGCTGATCCAAGATCATGCCGCAGTAATAAGGGCTGCCCAGCTGGATGAAGAAATCAACCTCAAAATCGACAACTAAAATCTTCGGAACGGTGAAACCAATATTGTGCCAAACATTCGGAGTCTCCTTTTTAAGGCTCCAGCGTTCGTAATTACCAATAGGAATCCGGCGCCCATCTAAGTTTTCGTAGAGCCCAAAACCCGGCTCAAGGCCATACCGACCCAAGACAGGCTTCCACTTAACAAAATAGTCAAAATTATCTTTACGTATTAAAACGTCGTTTTCTTGATAAACGTAATAGTCAGCCACGCGATTCAAAATCGCTAAGGCTAGGTCTGTTTTATGAGCCCAGGTCAAGTACCAGCCTGAATAATCAGGCGAAGCAACCTTTACCTCAATCTTGATATTTTTAAATTGCTCTAGAACACTTTCAAGGGTTTCAACATCATCTTGAGCTTCGTAATTTACGTAAATATTTACAATTACATCATGAGGGAATTTTTCATACTCGTTCAAAACATTAATTAAGGGATTTAAACGAGCAAGCGGATTGTGGGCAGTAATAGCGACCCAAAGTTTTTTAGACATTTCAATACTCAATGCTGAAGTTGCCTCGGCGCTGTAAAAACTGGATTAGCCAGGTGTAGGCATCCAGAAGGTCGTCGTGCGCCGTGGCGCCCACGTTGATCAACTGATCGAACAAAGCGTCGAATTTTCGGTATTTATTGAACACGATTTTCTTGTTTTCTAGCAAACCTAAAGTTCCCCGGAAGCGGGCGATTTTGTCTCCTCTGAAGCCCTTAACTTCATGAATATGTAAATTACCTAACTCCCGCTCATTTACAAGGACCCGACGAAGATCGGCAGCAAGCGACGCCTGATACGCCACGGATTCCACAACCAGAGTGATCGTGGAGTAGGTCGGCATAAAATGCCCGTCGTGCTGTGTGAGGATACCCCACTCCAACAGCATGTCGCAGAGCAGATCTATTTTCTCCAGATTTCCAATCGACCGGCACTGATGCGCGTCGATGATGTAGTACTTATCCCCAAGACGCCCGCCGAGAACAAACGCCGTATAGTCGCTGGTTTCATTCTTGCTGGCAGAAAGATCGATACCGACGGCAAGAGAGTCAAACTCCGTAACAACCTCACCTTTAATAAGCAGATCAGGGGAGACCACCAGATCGGAGGTCATCACCGGCTGTTGTTGGTACTGGAACGCAAAGGCCACGGGGTCGAGCTCTTTTTGACCGAGCAAATACTCAGCCGACCACTGTTCGGGCCAATAACTAACGGGCTCTCCAACGTTGTCGTACGTAATCGCCTCCTGTGTCACCTGCTTCCAGCCTTTTTCCGGAACAAACATGGTCTTGTGGATATCCAGCGGATGGAATCGCGTACCAAGACAGATCGACCGTCCACCCTCAAAAACAATCGGCGCGATAACGGAAGACCAGTTGTTATTCATTTCGTCCCTAATCGCGGGGTTTTTAATGTCCGCGCTGGATTTAATAGGGTCATCCACGATCACGAGGTGGGCACGCTTTGAGGTAATCGAACCTCTCAAACCGGCTGCACGCAACGTAAATTCTTCGTCACCGACCCGAGGAATCCCGGCATAGTCAAAATCAATCGACCAGCCAATGTCAGACTGCATCCCAGACTTCAGCTGGACGCGGGGAAAAATCTTTCGAAATTCCGGCGAGTCAATAATTTGGCGAATGATGCGGCTCTTAGGAATAGCCGTCGCGATGTTGTACGAAACGTAAATAATCTGAAGCGGAAGCTTGGCTGTCGTGTGTCTGCCGATAATCCACGCAGTGAACATGTTGAGACACGTGGATTTAGCCGAGCCCCGCGGAGCCAGGATGTCGAGGTTCGGCCCGGCAATATCAAGTAGATACTTATTGGACTCTCCAGTGATCAAATGCCGGTGCCACTCCAGCATGTGCTTTGCCGGAGGCTTATCTAGAAGCGTACAGAACGTATGGAAGTCATCAGCGGCTTTACCATAGATAGTCTCTACGCCCGTATTCGTGCTCTCAGTTGCACGAAGCGCACGTAATTGTGCAGCTCGGCGATACGCGAATGTCTCCCTGCTCGGCATATCACTAAGTTGACAGTATCGCTATATTACTCGTATCTGAACATTACTTCAGGAATGGCCAAAATTCTTTGGTATGGCGATGCGTGTTGTAACACAGGATTTGCTCGGGTAACACACAGTATCCTTGATGTACTCAGTAAGCACCATGAAGTGCATGTCCTGGGCCTGAACTATTCAGGCGACCCTCATCAATATCCATATACCGTATACCCCGCAGCGAACGTCCACTGCTCTGATCGTTTTGGTATCCCACGAATCCCGGAGATCTTAGAAAAAGTCCAGCCCGATGTTTTTATCTGTCTGCAGGACATCTGGATCTGCAACCAGGTGTGGGAGCGATGCCAGTTTCTGAAGGACAAACTGAAGTTTAAGTTTATTTGCTACTTCCCCATCGATAGCGAGTATTACTTCCCGGACATGCTTCGGAATATCCCGGAATGGGATATGGCGATTACGTTCACAATCGAGTGTGCGCATCGGATCCTTAAGCACGAGATCAAACCGTCCAGACTTGGAGTCCTCCCCCACGGTGTGGATATCGGCAAGTTCGTGCCCAGCTCACGCTCGGAAGCTCGCCAAGCTTTCGGGTTACCGGAAGACAAGTTTATCGTTCTGAACGCGAACCGAAATCAACCGCGCAAACGGATCGATTTAACGATCAAAGCGTTTGCTGAGTTCGCCATCAACAAACCCGACACCATGCTTTACCTCCATATGGGGGCTAAGGACATGGGTTGGGACGTAATCCCGCTCTTTAAAAACGAGATGCACCGTCGGGGTCTCGACGGCACGAACCGTCTGATCCTCACGTCGCACCAAATTAATTACATGGATGCGCCGTCCGACGAGACACTTAACCTGATTTACAACTGTTGTGATGTAGGTATAAATACAGCCGATGGCGAGGGCTGGGGTCTTGTGTCGTTCGAACACGCAAGCTGCAAAAAGCCTCAGGTTGTTCCCAACCACACAGCGTGCGCCGATATCTGGCACGAAGCTGCACAGCTCGTAGATATTGCCTCGTGGGTTGTGGATAAAGATCTCGGCGTCGAGCGCGGCCTGATCGACATCAACGATGCTGTCCGTAAACTCGACGAGCTCTACTACGACAAAGAAATTTACGACGAAGTTGCTGAGTCCTGTTTCACTGTTACGCAGCGCCCGGAATATCGCTGGGAGAGCGTCGCCGCAGGATTCTCTAAGGCCATCGAAGATCTGACTGTTTGAGCCATGCAATCGACCACACGATTTTTCCACGCTCACAGCAGCGTTCTGTATCCGATTAAGCGTCAGACCTGCGGTATACCCGATGTATATACACAGGCGGATAACCTGAACGGTAAATTTACCCGCATCAATTACGGGCTCCCGGAAGGTTCAGTCGCTAACTTCAGCCCCTCGATCCTCAAACACAACGACAAAACTTATATCGCGTGGCGCTCTCAGCCAGAACCTTTCGGGTTTCGGTGGGACAACCATTACTTCTATCTGAATGACAAACCTACAGATATTTATCTGGGTTTGCTTCACGACGATCAAACCGTAGTAAGCGCCAAGAATCTACGGCCCAAGAAACATCGGCTGAGCTACGAAGATCCACGGCTGTTTGTGGGCCCCGACCGCGAGCTCTACGTTCAGTTTGTCGCGTCCACCTACGCAAGCCGCCACAACAAACACGGGCGTAACTTCTTCGACAACCCCAAAGTTGTTGTCTGCTACGTCGATGAACTAGGCGAAGCTATTTACGCAGCGATCCCGCCTATCGGACACAACCGCGAAAAGGATAAAACCGAGAAAAACTGGTGCTTCTTCTCCCACAACGACGAACTTAAGTGCTTGTACTCAACGCGACCAATCGTGATTGAGTGCGAGAAAAGCCCGAAGACGGAAGTAGATTCCTCAGTTTTGGATGAAGTAACAAACGGCGCTCCGACGTTTAACTCCACGCCGCCGATCAATCTCGGTTACGCGTATTTAGTGTTCTTCCATTGGAAGCACATGACGCGCAAAGCCAGTGGTCAGCCGTATCTGCAGTACCACCTCGGCGCCTACCTGATCGACAAACAGTTCACGAAGATAACTCACGTAATTAAGAAACCGATTTTCTCCGGTTCTCTTAACGACGAGTTGATTTACTGGACGGATTACGGCGGGACTCCGCTCTCGAATCAGCCAGCAGTGATTCTGCCCTTTGGGGCATACATCGAAAACGCTGATTTGGTGATGTCTCTAGGAGTAAACGATGCCTTCATGGGCATTATGCGCTGCCCCCTAGAGTCGATCATGCGTCAGCTCGAAGCAGTCCGTTAGGACTTTTCTTCGCGTTCGATTGTCGACCACACGAGGATGGACGAGTCGTCTAAGAGAGCCTGAATCGAAGGCTGACCGTCAAAGGTCTGCATCAGCTCTCTTAGACACCGATCCGCACCGGCGAGCAACAGTCCGCGCCGATCAAGGCCATCCGAAATGGAGCGCACAGCTTGAATGTGAGACCGAAGCTCCTTCTGAAGAGCAGAAAGTTTCGTGGCAGCGGTGGCATGGTCTAACATGCCGGTCACAGTCATGTTTCTGACGTTATCGATATCCTGCTTGATACCGTCGATCTCGATCAACAGGATTTTACGGAGATCCTCTTTCGGGTACTTCTCCTGAACCCACGCGGTCAGGTCCGAAATGCTTCCCGCAAAACCGGGCTGCAGGAACCTGGCATACAGAAAAGCCTCGATATCGCTTGTCGCGTTCTTGGCGTAAAAAACGAAAGCGTCCTTCTGGGACTTATCGAGGCTGTTCAACCACGAAGCAACCGTGGTCGAATCGCCGATTTGTGATTTGATCATGCAAAAGCACGTTGACCCGCCAGGGCCATTCCAGCACCAAAACGCTTCAGTGCCAACTGACCCTCAACTTGTCCACGCTGAAGTGCGAGCTGGTTACGGGTCTGCTCTTGCTGTTTACGGATATCTAAGTTAGTTGCGGCGATATCACCAGCAAGCCTATTTGACGTGCGCTGAGCTTCAGTCGCCATCGTCGCAAGAGCCGTAGCGGCAGGAGTCAGCAAATTAGCTTGACCCTTTAGCCCCTCGGTTGCCAGCTCCTGAACGCCAAGAGCGTACTGCTTGGTTAAAGCAGAAGCAGTCTCAGGACCCAGCATCTGCGTGGCGATCTCACCTTTCTTGGTTAAATCACCCAGGCCGATAGCACTGCTAGCGAGCTGAGACGCAATACCGGCCTTTAAACCAGACAGAGTTTGCTCTTTCTGCTTAGCAATATCGAACTGATCGTAAGCGGACTGACCGAGAACCTTAGATTGGATCGCTTCAGTCCCCACGTAAGGGGCCATCAACGTGGCCAGCTCTTGACCGGCAATTGTCAGAGGCGTGTTCTGGCTCAGCAGCTGCGAGTACAGCCCCGAGAAATCGGCTGGGTTGCCGCCCCCACCGCCTCCGCCAAAAGCTCCTAGAACGGAACCGACG